ATTGACACCATTGTTGAAAAATTACAATTTTTGCAAGGCGATTATTTCAAACCATTGCACCAAATAGCTGACGAAAGCGAGGACTCCGACATTGAAATAATGAGTTACAAAATAAGCTTCAGTACTGTTCTGTACCGAAAAATTAAACCAAAATATTCCAACAATAAAATCACTATAAATCTTTAAGTATGTTTTTATCAAAAGAAGAATTAAAAACCGTTGCTACGGACGATATCATAAACAAAATAATCAACGGAGACGATAGTATTGTTACTGATATTATTGCAGAAAGCATTGATGTAGTTTCGACTTATTTACACCAATATTTTGATACAGAAGCAATATTTTCTAAAACAGGAGATGAAAGGAATTTGACCGTTTTAAAACACCTCAAAGGCATTGTTATTCACGAAATATATACCCGTAGAACCAAGATGTTAAACGAGGTGGCGAAGCTTCGATATGATGAAGCTTTGTTATGGCTAGAGAAAGTAGCCAAAGGAACCATAAAACCCAATTTACCAATAAAGGTTTTAGACACCAATGCCGATGGAACGCCTGATACACCAGCAACGTTTATGAAATTAGGCAGTCGTAAATCTTATACCAACCATTTCTAATGAGTAGTTTACAAGATTTGCAAAGACTATTAGACCGTGCCGCTAGAGATATTCCAGACAAAGCTTTGCGAGTGATTGGTAAGGAAGGTAAAAAGTTTATCATAAAAAACTTTAGAGATGAAGGCTTTACGGATTCTAGCCTACAAAAATGGGACAAAAGAAAAACAGTCGATACCAGTGGAAGAGACAATACACGCTACAGAACCAATAGGCGTGGCAGGGCTGGTAACTTGAATCAATACGGTCAGAGAAACAAAGGGCGTGCCGTTTTGGTAGGTTTTGACACTGGAGGCAACAAACTAAAAAACTCCTTTAATTATCGCATAAGTTTAGGAAGTAAGCAAGTTTCTTTTTACACTGCAAAACCTTATGCGGAAAGGCATAACGAAGGACAGGACGGGATGCCCAAAAGGCAATTTATAGGACAATCAAACTATTTGAACGAGCAAATAGCCAGAAAAATAAGTACAGAATTAGATAAAATATTTAGATAATGAGCACGAATAAAAATATAAAATCGGCAATCAAACGGGTTTCAGAAAGTGTTACGCTATCGGGCAATGCTGTGGGTAAAAAAGTAAACTTATCTAACGTAAACACGCAAAACATTGAAAAGGTTACGAGCCTAATGGTTGATTTGATTAGACGTCAAAAACGATTGTGGCGCAAAGAAATAAACGATTGGCAAGCGGCAAGATACGCCTACTATCAATCGCAAATCCCAAGAAACTTCCCTATACAAGAAGTTTATGACGATATTATGCTCGATGGCCATTTGACTGCTGTTACTGAAGATAGAACCTTGAGATGCACCAACCGTGATTATATTTTCACTATAAATGGTGTAAAAGACGATGCGCTTACGGAATTAATTGAGGATCAAGAATGGTTCGATTTAATTTTAGACGAAGCACATAAATCCATTTATCGTGGCGAGACTTTTATTTGGATTAAAGAATTTGAAAAAGGAGCAATCAAAAAAACCGAACTAATAGACCGCAGTTTATTAGTACCAGGACAAAAAATATTGTTGTATGATTTGAACGCCACAAAAGGACTTGATGTGTCCGAGGTAAACGATATTTTACTGTATGCCAACTTTTACAGCAATATAGGAATACTAGAAAAAGCGGCAGTCTATACCATTCTAAAACGCCACTCGTGGGGTAGTTGGGACGAGTTCGAAGAGTTGTTTGGAATTCCTATTCGTATTGCAAAAATAGCCTCGCAAAGTGAAACGGTCAAAAACGAGGTTGCGGGTTGGTTGGAACAAATGGGTTCTGCTCCTTATGGTGTGTTCCCGATTGGTACCGAAGTAGAAATAAAAGAAAACAGCAAAGCCGATGCTTTCAATGTTTTTTATATGAAAATACAAGCCTTGGACAAAGAGATATCAAAATTGATTTTGCACCAAACAATGACCACCGAAAACGGAGCTAGCAAAGCTCAGGGCAACGTTCACGAAAACACACTGGCGGAAGTAAACAAATCCGACCGTAAAAAAATGCTTTCGTTTTTGAACAAACGATTAGTTCCCGCAATGCGAATGTTGGGTTACAGCATTCCAGAAAACGCAAAAATTGCGATTGAAAAAATAGTTGATCCGCAGGAACAAATTATAATTGACAAAGAAATAATGGGGAACGGCTATGTTTTGAAACAACAATATTTGGAGGAGATTTACGGTACCGAAATAGAAAGTATGCCAAGCCAAGCCTCCCCCGACCCCTCCAAAGGAGGGGGGAAGGAAGCAAAAAAGCCTTAAGCCTACTTAAACTTCATTATAGAACGCATTGCTGTACAGCGGAACACCAAACTATTCAACTGGACAAAAAAGAAGATGCGGGTTTAAGTAGGCTTACCGAAAACTACATTAGGCAGTTATTCGAGGATAGAAACGTGTCGCCAGAGAACCAAAAACTATTGTGGCAGCACTATTATGATACGCTTGCAAAAGGCGTTGATGCGGGCTACAATTCTACCATAGAAATGTATGATCCCGCATTGGCACATTCGTTAAAATACGATATTGCCAAATTTTCGGCATTCAAAGAAACGAGCTTCAGGAAACAACTAGAATCGGCTTTGACCAAAAACGGTAAGATTGTGCCCTGGAGCGAATTTAAAAAAACGGCCGATGTATTGAATATTGACTATAATCGCCGATGGTTAAAAACCGAATACAACCACACCGTTGCAACGGCCAATATGGCGCAACAATGGCAAGATTTTGAAGCCGACAAAGATTTGTACCCTAACCTACGGTACAACGCCGTGAACGATGGCAGAACCCGAGAGCAGCACAAAGCTTGGGACGGATTAATATTGCCGATAGAACACGTTTTTTGGAAAAGCCATTATCCGCCAAACGATTGGGGCTGTCGATGTAATGTGGAGCAAACCGATGATAAACCAACGGTAGAAATGCCCGAGATTTTGATAAAAGGCGCTTTTAATAATAATGCAGCTTTGAGCGGAAAAGTGTTTAACGAAGTGCCTTATGCTAGTGGTTTGAGTAGTGCGGAAGTAAAGGTGGTAGAAAAACAAGCGAGAAGAAATTTTGAAGAAAAAGAATTTAAAACTTTTGAAATTCCTTTTAAAGGAAAGGGTAAAATAATTAGTTCCAATTTAGTCAATAACAAAGCCAGTGATTATAATGATGTGTTAGCGTGTTGCAAGCATTTTGCTAAAAGCGGAAGTATAACGGAACTAGTGCCGAGATTTAATAACCCTCTAAAAAATGAACTCTATAAAAAAATATATAAAGGTTTAGAGGATACAATTTATTGGGGAAAATGTCCTGATTTCAAAGTAGGCAAATATTTTTATGAGTTAGAGGGGTTTGATGGTCTTGGAAATTATTCAAATATGATGAAAAGAGGATTAAAACAGTCTTCAAGAATTGTTCTTAAAAAAACATTGGAAACTGAAAAACACCTTAAAAAGTTAATAAAATTCAATATTAATGAAGGTAAAGTAATAGATGAAGTTTGGATTTTTGATAACAATAAATTAGAATTATTCTATCCTATAAAAACCCAGTAGCCTTTTAGAATTGCTTCTAAAAGGCTACGGTATTGCCGATTCACGCAGAATCGACATTGCAAATATACAAACATTTTTTAAATACACTTTAAAAAGCAATTAAAATCTATGTCTAAAACAATTACTATTGATTTAAAAGCGTTGCAAGATAATTGTCCAGCTCAACAGACAGTCCCGCAAGCCGTGCTTGATAGACTTCAAGAACAGCTTCTTTTATCACTTGCCGATGCTTCAAAACCTCCTCGTTCAAAATCTTTAATTTGTCGATACCTTCGGGGTCTAAATGCAAAAAAAGGGATTGATTGGCGTGTTTTTGCAAGATTAAATCGGTTTCTATTTCGATTAGTTTTGATAGCAAAAAACGATGAAAATCGTCTGAAGTAAAAGTAAGTTTGTTTTCCAATGTAGCAAGTTATAAAGTAATGAAAAACAAATATATCAATTTAAACAATCTTTAAAACATTTTTAATTGAGTGGTTTCCCGGGCTTGGTAATTGTCGCTATAGATACCTTCGTGGCCTATAATAGCCTCTACAGTTCTGGGAGCAAGAAAATAAGTATTTGCCACATCCTCTATAACGGCATCTATGCGCCACTTTGGATTCTTTTTGCACAAGCTGTCAAAAAGTTGTCTTACTTTCTTATTGCGTTCGAAAAGGCGTTCTTGGCGTTTCATACAAGCAAAATTATAAAACTTTTTGGTATAAAAAAAACCGACTTTTTAGGTCGGGGTTTGTGTTTTAGACTAATTTCTCAAATAGTTTTTGAAGTTCTACATCTATGCTGTGTGTATCAAAACTATCCCTTATATGTATCGGAGCGTGTATTCGTTCCTCCTGACAATAAAAAGCTATTTCATATTGGTTTTGATGACTGTTTACGATGGCTACTTTTACAGTTTTGCCTTGCGGACTTTGCACCTCAAATGACCAATAAGGCAAATTGCCTGTCTTTTCTTGACACTTGAATCCTCGCTTTTCAAACTCGGGAATATAATTTTTTACCAAGCCCGAAAGTTTATCAGCAAATTTTAAAGTCATTTCTGTAAACACCCTCTCTCTAGCTTCTTTGGCTTTTTCTTCTATTGCTTTAGATTCAGTCGTTTGGTCTATTTTATTAAAAAAATCATTGATTTCCATAACTTCTTTTTTTTACAAATTTATTCCATTTTAAAATATTGTGCAACGCGAGTTTTAGGCATAAAAAAACCGCTCACTTAGAGCGGTTTGGTTAGAATTATTTTTGTAAACAAATTTGTTCGGGTTCGGGTTCTAGTAGCTGTACTAATTGAAACGCCCAGTAATTTTCGTCTCTATTTGCGAAATGTTCATCTTGAGAAGCTAATAAATTTAAGACTGAACGTTTCATTTCAACGATTTCATTCATTTCATTCTTTTCAAGATTAGTGCGTATTACTATTTTACCATTGTCGTCTAGCCAAATCATAGTGTTGAGTTTAAAGGTTGAACATCAATTGCATTGCCGTGTTCATTACAAATAGGGCAGTAAATAACCCGTTGTACAACGGTTTCGTTGCTTACTAAAACTAATGCTTTGCGTTTTTGGACAACAGCGTGGTCGCATTCTAACGTAGTTTTAAGATACCAGTTGAGCGGGTGCAAGGCTTTGAAGTTTCTTGCAAAATTGCTCATTGCCTCTTTCGTGCGGAAGTATTTTGTGGCTTTCATAGTGGCGATAGTTTAAGGTCTAAAATAGCATCAATCCTATTAGGTAGCGATGCGAAAAAATCTTTATGATCCTTATTGTAAGGTAGTTTTTCAACTTGATCTATGATTGTTCTACAATTTTTGACAAAGAGTGTCAAAAAATCTACCATATTATCGGCTACAAATTCACTTTTGGCTTTACTCATTTGCTCATCAGCCCAATCCTGTGGAATCATATTGCCTTGTGCATCTTTTTTATAGGTTGTTAGTTCTTTTCCTTGTGTTCTAAAAAAGTCCACAATTGATAATTTACTTTCTACTTGTATTAGCGTACTTACACGAGCAAAATCAGTTACTTTTGATGATAAGAAAATATCGTTATAAGCCCTCCAAGAATAAAGAATTGAAGAACCTTCTAATTCTTTATTGCTCCACTTGGTTCTAACGCTTCCATCCTCGTTATAATCATCCTCTTCACCGCCATATTCTTTAATGCAATCTAAACGGTCGGCTATGGCGTAGTATTTCCAACTTCCTTGAAACTCGGTGTTATACTTTATAGCATCTTCTTTCCATTTTCGTAAATGCTCTATGGCAGAATGAAAATAGGTTTCTAGCATACAACAATGATAAAAATTTTCGATAGAATAAGGATTTATATCTTTAAATCTTGCTGTGGAGCTTGGTGCTGTAACGATGCGGAGCATTTCTGTTTTTTCTAAAACACTATTGGCAAATTTTACCAATGGTTCGTTACCCTCAATGCGTTCTGGTATTGAATAATGTCTTTTTTTCATAGCCCAAGATTTAACTGGTTAGACTTCATTTTTAACGCTCTATCTTTTAGGCTTTTTTCATCTTGCAATAAAATGGCAAGACTTGCAGAAACACAAGCCGTTCTACCAATATTGAAACAATCGTCTGGATATAGCTTTTTTAATCTTGATGCACTACCACTTTTATAACTACGACCAACGCTTATTAAAATTTCTTTTCGTGGGTAGCCTAAAACTCCATTATGAAATATAGGCATTACTCCATTTATAGGCGTTGTTACAGAATGAAACACTCTTCGATAGACTTCAAAAACAGGTTTTGATTTACGAACTACCAAATGTTCCATTGTTGCGACCGAAATTTTTGCGGTTACTTTTACCCCTTTCTTTAATTCGCTGAATTTCAGAACCTCCGCTTTTTGCTGGAGGTTGAATTCCTCTCCTTCAATATAATCGTTTAAAAGGACTTCTATTGCCGTGTCTTTTCTTGAGTAAACCAATGGCCAAACATCGTCTAAATCTACAGGAAAGGCTTGTCCTGTGCGTTGAAGTTCTGAAAGTTTTTTGAAGTAAACTTCCAATTGTTTTAAATTAGCATTTTTTAACGCTAATTCACTCTTTTTCAAGACCTCCGCTTTTTGGGTAAGGTCTGTTTTTGTGTGTTTTTTGTTGTTTAACATAATAAAATGATTTTGACTTGCAGGCAAAAAAAAGACGGCGCCCACTTCCCGTTGTCAAGCTTCATTTCAGGAGCTGAATTAACCATTACGATTAATTCACGGGGTTGGACGCCGATATTGTTAACATTAGGGCATAAAAAAAGCCCTAAACGCAATGTCGGGCAACTTTCGTTGCTCCTGAATAAATGAAAACTTGACATTGCAAACATACATCTTTTTTTAATATACAAGTACTTTGGTTACTAATTTTTTTGTTTTTCGATTATAACTTGCGCTAGTCGCCATAAAAAAACGGCGGCTAGCTGACAGTTATAATCGTTTAATCCTCATCATTAAACCTCTTTTGATTAATCCAAGTTACGAGATGCGCTTTGGCTTGACCTGAACTAGCTAGTATTTGGTTGTATTTCTTTAGTCGAAGGAAACATTTTATTTTATCGGCATCGTTTAGTTTATTCCAGGCCTTTTCGGAGAGTTCTTTTTTGACCTTGTAATTATACAATTGCCAAAAGTTCTCAAAGTCGAGTATTGGTGTGGCTTTTTTGATGTCAAAATTGCTGGTGTAGGTCTTTTCTTTTTGCCAAACG